ACCTTTTGCAAGGGGGGCTAACGGTGATCCCGGCGCACCATTCATTGTAAAATCCCATGTGAAATTAAATTGAGAAGTCACACTAACTGTTTGATCGAACAATGTTTTAACTATGCTTCCATCGGATGACCTGTGTATATTTATTTGGTATCTTGAAGGGCCACCTAAATACGGCGCCAATGATATGCCCATATTTCCATAACAGTTAACTACGTTATTTGCGACCTGGGATGTTAAAAACCATTCCCCTGTTGTTATGAAATTTGGTGAATCCTGGGCAACAAACCCGCTGTTTTGAATAGACGGGTAAATAGAATTTATCTGATTGGTTACAATAGTTAATGCAAAAAACGCATTGCTTCTAAAATCGGGGCTTGTGCTAAAATTAAGTGTTGCCTGCTCGTTTAACTGGATGCCTGGTATCTGTATTAAAACAGCGTCAGGAACGTCAATAGGAATTTGATATGCCGTATCTTCATAGCTATGGATCAGGCTTGTCATATCATCAGGCAATACGTTTGCCGTGAATTTATAGCCGTCTAATGCTCCATAGTCTTTTACATTTGAGAAATCTATCCTTCCGGTAAAAATGTTTTTATAGGTTTGGGTTGGTGCGTCAAGTTCATTAACTAATAATTTAACATCTGCCCGTAAGCCGTAAACATAAAATTCAGTCCGCAATATTGATGCACCCTCTAAAACAAAATCGGCAGGTATCGAAAAGGTGTTTAATAGCCCGTAATATTTATCATCCCGTTTTATTTCAATTAATGATCCTTCCCATCCACTCGGCGCATGCGATAAGGTATAGGTTTCTAATTCACGTACCAAAAGCTGGTATTGAAGCGGGGGAAGTGTTTTAAATAAATTTGATACCCAACTCATTAATTAACTCCTATACGTTTTAAATAACTGTCCCAACCTGGCGATTTTGTTACCCCGGTGCGTGGGCGTTGCTGATTTGATTTTTCTATTGCCTTTGTAGTCCTGTCTTGTGCTGATATTAATTTATTTATATCAATGGCTTGCCCCCCCACATAGTTAATTTGTTCGGGCTTGCCCATCATTCTCACCAACTCCTGGTTTGAAATTATCTTAGTGCCCTGTTGAAGGTAGGTTAATGTATCAGTTCCCGGTGTGAGCGAATATTTACCCGATGGATCGATACGTAATTCAGGGCCAGCTTCGCCAACATGGGCAAAACCTTCGGGTGAACTCATTGTACCGCTTTTAAACTTTGGCAATGGTGCTGCTAAAGTAGCGGCCAATTGCGCTGCGCCTAAAGCTATTACTATAGGCTCTAAAGCAAGCCCAAATATCCCGGTTTGCCCAATCACTTTAGTGGCCGCAACGGCTGTATTTTCTATAATAGCTGCTGATGCTGCGATACGTCCTTCTATTGCTTCCTTTTGCTTTATTTTGGCCTCTTCGGCTTGTATAGCCTTGCGCTGTGCCGCTGCGTTTGCTTCAATTTGGGCTATTTTGTCTGCCTTTGATCGTGCAGAACCTACGCCGGCCTCAACTTGTGCTTTTTCAACATTTGCATTTTCGGTTATTTGTTCAGCCTTTTTTTCAAGTAACCTAAGTTCATTTTCGTATCCGGCCTGTATGACCTTTGATGCATCTTCTTGTAAGTCTTTAGCATAGCCTACGCCTTCAGTTAAATCCTTTTGTGCCTTTTTTAAATCGTCGTTATCTGATTTACCCCCGTCTAACTTTTGTTGCGTGACCGCACCCTGTAAATTTAAATCTGCTTCGGCAACAGTATGCTTTTGCTTTGCCACACCACTTTTTGATTTAATATCTTCTACTTGATTGGAATCTGCCCCGTTTCCGATAGCATAAGCGACATCATTATTTTCTTTGGCTTGCAAAATTTCAATGGCTATTTTACTTAACCTATCGACATTATATTGATCGTTTATTTTTAATAACTCATCCCTATATTTTTTTTCTTCTATCTTGCCCTTGGAAAATTTTTCTGCAAGTATATCCTCTTCGTCACCTTTCTTTTTTCTTAATATCAATATTTCAGAATCTGATTGTTCCTGTAAATTAGAAATGCTCTTGTCGGCTATGTCTTTGCCATATTTAAGCATTTCTTCAAGTTCTTTTTTTAATTCGTCGCTTCGCTCTTTTTGAAGGGCTAATTCTTCCGAAAAATCAAATTGGTCGACCTGTATTTTAGAAGATTTTGCTTTTACAGCGTTGGTATCTTTACCCACTGATGTTATCCCCGGCTTCCTGTCTGCAGTTGCCTGCTCATTATCTATTATTGCGTTAGAACGTGCTGTAAATACTTTTAACGCAGCCAAACGCACCTCGTATGAATTATTTTTATTATCTAATGTCTCTTTTGCTATCAGCTTTTCTTGTTCCAGTTTAGCCTTTTGGTTTTCGAGTTCCTCGTTGTTTAACTCCTTTAGATTTTTTGAATTTAAACGAGCCTCATCGTTCTGTTGCCTTATTAATTTCATTGTGGCAGCATTCAATGATTGAGTTTGACGCTGGTATCCTTCCATTAACATACCATATCCCTGCTCGGTTAATTTGCCTGTTTTAACAAGATCATTTGCCAATCTTACGGAGCCTTCGCCACCTGTGGCCAAAAGCTTTTGATATACAGGATCCAATTTTTTAACGGTATTTGACACCTGAATTGCAGCATCTATATTTGATTGTGCATTTTCTTTCTGTTGGTCAACTATATTTTTTTCTAAGGATTGTGCCTCTTTGAGATACCCAATTCTTTCACGTGCCGAAAGACCTACATTTTTAGCTTGTGCCCTATATTGATCAGCTTGTGCTTGTTGTTTTTGAATTAGTTGGTCATTTACCTCATTAAGATTTTTTACATCCTGAAGCTGCTTTTGGGTATCAATTCCCTGGTTAAATGAATCAACAAAACCTGTCCACAAATTGGCACCCCTTTTACCCTGAACCACATCTAAAAAGTTTTTGCCAAAGTTTGAGAATTGCGCTTTGAGTCCACCCATAAATTGCTCTACTTTCTGACCTGTATCCCTGAATTGTGATAGGTAGTAAGTTGCTGCAGCCATTCCTACAGCGAACGCGCCTATGGTAAATCCAGCGAATTCCGCCCCAAGTCCCGCCACTTCCGCGGTTGTATTTCCTGTTTCTTGGGTTGCCGATTTTAATAAATCCACCGACTGTATTATCTGTCTTCCATAAGGAATGTATTGTGAAATGGCAGATTTTATAGCCTCTTCATATTTACCTACGCTATCATTATATTTACCCTGCGCTTCATTTATTTTGGATGTTTCTGTTGCAAGTTGTTTAATATTAGCAAGAAGCACACCCCCTATTTGTGCATTATTTCTTTCTTCCTCCGACAGTGAATTATAAGCCTTACGCATTTGATTAAGCCTGGCTATCATTTGATCTTGAGAGCCTCCGGTAGCTTGGTTATCCTTAACTTGTTGTCTTATTGCTAAAGATTGCTGTGAAATAGCATTTTTAAGTTCTATAGATTGCCGCGTCAGTTCAGCGGTTTTTAAACTTAGTGCTGCTTGAGATTGGGCCGATCCCGCAAATTGTTTAGACAACTCCTTTTGCTGCTCTGTGATATTTTTAAGTTCTAATTTTTGCTGAACCAATAGTTTAATGTTCTGGTCAAGCGTTCCGCCGACCTGATTTAAAACTTTATTTGCATTTGCATCCTCAAGGGCTTTAGATTTTACCGCCTCTACTACCAATTGCGTTTGTGTTGCGGCTTCTTTAGTAACTATATTAACTTGTTGTTGGGCTGTTTTAACGCCTTCCATAGCTTGAATGGCTTGTTGACTGGCCTGCGTAAAATCGGTAAGTGTTTTTGTGTTCCCGATGTTATTATTAAAACCTACAGCAGCTGCGGTAGCATCAATCATTGCCTGTGTTGTTATACCCAACTTTTTATAAAGCGCGTCTAACTGTGCTAATGCATCATCGCTTACTAATTCTTTTATCTTTCCTGCACTCATACCTGTGGCTTATAAAAGTTTTTAAATCGTTTCAATATGGCACAATAGGCTGATACCGTAAGCTTATCAGGATCAAGTTGAAACCCCTGGAATTTGCTTAATTCAGATAATTGCATTTCATAATCCATTTCTGTAGCAGCGCCGCCTTCATTTTTTCGCAATTCTTCCAATTCGGCTTTATTTTGCTGAAGCGTTAATAAATGGGCTTTGCTTTGGGTAATGGTTAATTCCAGTTCTCGCAATAGGTTTTCATCATCGTTGTACTGAAACCTGAATCCTAAACTTCGTAGCTGATCTGCAAGACCGGGATTGTGCTTTATTGCCATTTGGTTAACAATAATTTCTATAAGCGTTAACTTATTTGTTATTATCGCAATCTCTTTTAAAAGGGCTAAAATTTGCTGTATTTGGCTGTCACCTGATATAGTAAGATATTCATTAAAAATCTTATCCCAGGCTGTTTCTAATTCTGCTTGTAATGGTTTGCCTGATTTGATTAGGCAGGTTAGATCATGGTGTACAATAGCGGCAATAAAGGCCGTCATTACTACTTCAGTGCATTTGCTAAAACAAACTGATTTTTTTACTAAAAGATGCTTTTTTGATTTAAATAGAGCAAGCATAACGTTTTAATTTTAGCTTGCAAAGTAGGGCCCTTGTCCCTCGATGGGATGTGCTTTGCACACATCCTTTTTGGATAATCAAATGTAATATTATTTATTCAAAAAGCAAACCTGTTTTTTCCGTGATATATTGTTGTATTGCGGGGCCTAATGTTTCATCGCAATAGGTTTGTTTACTATCTTCGCTCATGGCTAAAAGTTGCGGCCCGTATTGTAAAATGTTTTTACTTTTGGCATAATCAACTGAACTTTCTATATCGTATGTGTCGCCGGATGCTTCTGCTTTCATTTCATCGTATAAAGCGCCGGTATATTTCGCATCAGGTATGCCATAGCCTGGCGAAGCATTCATTTCATTTTTAAGTTTCGCATATTCGTCATCAACATATTGTGGTGATATTTTTTCACCTGTGGCTAAATTACCTTGTTGTAATTGCTCCTGAACAAGTTCCACAATTTGCGGCCCTGTTTCCGTTATAATAATTGGCAGGCTTTCGCGTAAATGCAGTTGCGAAAAAGCTTCGTAAAGGTCTTGTATCGTTGCCATAATCAAATTTAATCATTAATTTTGTATTATGATTAGATATGAATTTTCTATTCGTGTTTCAAAGGATACCGACGAGGAATTTAAGGTAAAAGAATTAGCGAGACATGCAGCTAAATTCATGAAGGGCCTTATCGAAATATACCCGCACCTTATTGAAAGAAAAGATATTGAAACGTTACCCGAAGACGAGGTATTAATTTTCCCTGTATTTTTTGATATTGAAAAGCTACAACCTGACATACAAACAAAAAAGCCCTCCAGTACTTAAACTTTTGGGCTTCAAATCAAACTTATTTTTTTACTATATTGTAAAGCTAAGTTAAATATTCTTTAATGTCTTTATGAAAATGAAACCATTCACCATTAAGTCTATAGTCTTCAAATTTTTCGTGTAATTCTTTTTCTATATTGGCATCTATAACCTTTAAAAGAATAAGCTTTTCGTGGCTCCCCGCTTGAATGGTTTTAAAACGCTTCTCAACATCTAAAGCCCTACCTATTTTAACCCTTGTTAATTCTTCGTTAGCAAAAAAATAGGTCTTGAATTGTTTTTGTTCCATGGGTTTTGAAGTATCAAAACTGTCTTCAATCAGTCTGTATGGAACAAGCACATCCCTCTGTACATTTTTATCATCTATCACATGTATATAAAGATGCATAAAATCTATTTTCGGAAACAAGGTGAAACATATTATTGATTTAGCCCTTTTTAATGCACTCAGTTGTTTTTGGCTGAAATAAAGATCATTGCGGTTTTCAATTGTGAAAATTTTTAATCCAATTTCATCAACTATATAGTTATCTTCGTTTTTTAGGAACTCGCGTAATTCAGTTTCTGATATCGAATGCATTTGCTTATTTGTTGCGTTTAAGATTGTAAATTTTTGTTTTACTCAATATACAAAAATCTGATTACAAGTCCAATTTTTTTAAACATTTATTTTTTATTGCAAATATGCTTCCGAAAAAACAGCTTTATATTGTGTTCCATTATCATTATACGTCCCTGTTCGGGTCAACGCTATATAATTTGCACTATCTATTTTTACTCCAAAAGCATTAGTAGTATATTTTTTTGAAGTATAAATTGACCATTCTTCGATATGTGTCGACATATCGACAGTTTCTATAATTGTCGGAATAGTTGGATTGTTACCTCCTATATGCCACATTCCGTTATCTAATGTTTTATTTATAATCAAAGAATCTAATCCATTATCGGAGATAATTATTTTATAGGTGCCACTATATTCAACAAAACTCTTTGTTGTATCCGCACCATAGATTTCTAATTTAGTCACAGATGCGTTACTTCCAAATATATAACGCTGTTCGAACCCTAATGTATATGGAAATCCATTCACGTGCGCCAAATCAGGGGCGTCCGAAGTGATGTAATCTATTCCTGATTCAGTCCAGGAACCAGTGATGCTTAAACTATGTGTTTTATTTGTTTGTTTGACCGGGGCAACATCTTTTTTACATCCATATAGGCAGCTTGCCGCTATGAACAGGATTAGGATTTTTTTCATTGTTTGGTTTTTTAAGTTAAAACAAAGTTACAAAACATAATATGATTTTATTACCCCGTATTTTCACCCTATTTTTTAGGGGTTTTACGCAAAAAATTTGATTGCTATACTATTTTATACTACATTTGTTTATGAGCAAACGGATACAGATAATAGTTTCGGATGATCTTGAAGCTAAGATTATAGAAAGATGCAAAGCCAATGGGCATACACCGTCAAGCTTTGGCCGTTTACTATTTGAACAATCATTATCAAAGACTGATTATACAACGACAATACAGTTCGACCCTGCAAAGATAGATGTGAACGGTTTATTAATGGCTGAAGGTGTTAAAACATCACCCGTTTCACGTTCTTATCTTGTTAATGAAAATGACGGATTTAAAATTTTAGATTTTAACATTGTTAATGGTGGTTTTTGCCTGACGAAAGACACTGTCAAAGTGCAAACCACCAATGATAAACTAAAAGAACTGTTTCCTACTTTAAAAAACGAAACGGTAAAAAGGCTGGCTCACAAAGGAATATTCCCTATTAAATCAACAGGTGGTTATCTATACTTCACCGATAAAGATAATAAGCTTATTGGAACGGCTAACATTGATGAATTGGGACAATTGTTGATTGATAGCCCATTGATTGAAAATAAACATTTAAAACGGGCCGAATGGGCTGAATTAAAATATTTTGGATTATTATGACAAATTATCAAAAGTTTAGAAAAAAGTCACAACAGAAACCAGGCGACCATCATCCTGAATTAATATTAACAGTTAATTTTGCTAATTGGGCCAAAGAAAATAATGTTGACTTGCAGGGTGATATTTTTGCGCCTGATTGCAAATTTAATTTTGATAAAGTCCCTACAAAACATTTATCTAAAAATGAAAAGCTAAACCGTTTATTTCAAGTTGAAGAAGCTAAAATAGTATAATAATGACCATACTGGAACAAATAATATTTGATTACTTAAATGAACATCGGTTATATACTCAATATGACGATCACGCTGATAGTGAAAGTACCGCCTCTCACGCCGAAGAATTGGCTAAAATTATTACTGACGAATTAATAATTGAAATGCGCTCTTTCAAAAAAAGTACTCTTAATTTTAAGAAATAACAAAGCCGGGCTACCAACCCGGCTTTTCACTTAAACAACCAATTAAAATTACCCAAACTTTAATTTTTCTTTTCAGCCTTCTTTTCGGCCTTTTCTTTTTTCCCGGCAATCCTGTCATAATCTGCCGATAGATCTGTATCCTCCGCGTGATGCTGCATTTGTTCCAAAAATTGCTCTTTGGTCATTTCTTTTACAGCGGCTTCATTATATCCAATTTCCATAACTTAATTAATTAGGGGTGGTAAATGAATTACTTTCGTAATGTAAACTGGCAGCGTCAAGAACCGAAGCGGGTGCGAGTGAAATGTTAACAGGGTTGCCAACATTATACGCGGGATCGGCCGTATTTGCCGTTACAGTATAAATGCCAGTTAGTGCACTATATGCAACCGATGTTATACCGGTGGTAGCGTTATAGTAAATACCTGTTACGCTGTCCTGTAACCTCCATAAAGTGGCTACATTTAAAGCAACTCCCAATGTTACGCCCAAATCAGCGCCCACACATCCCGCAGTGCCTTTTACCAATGAAACACCGGCCGCACGTGCACCGCCTGAAAATAAAGTTATATTTTGCAATCCTACAACTTCAGTTAACAAACCGCTTTGCATTTGCACACCTCCGAAGTTATCAAATGAATTACCAGCAAAAGAAAAGTTTTGCATGTAGATGGTGTTTTTAGCACCGTCATTGATTTTTATCGGCTCCTGGTAAACCTGGTATTGCGGAATCCCGCCAAATGTTACGATGCCTGTTGTTGAAACGTTATATTGGCCTATTACCAGGTAATTTGCATCAACAAAAAATACGTCAACATTCATACCGTTAAACTGGCGAAGCGATTTCGAAAGGCAAAAGCCCCCCTTTATAATGCGGAATGCCCATTTAAATGTACCATCGCGCACGATCAATTCAGGGCCGTAACCCAACTTTTCACTTATGGCAGATTCGGAACCGTCTTTTATTTCGCCGAAGTTAGCAATAGGGAAAACCCTGTTAGCTAATGGCGCCACAGTTCCGGCACCCAAAGCGGTTAAAAATGCCGTCTGCGATGCCGTGTTTGATTGCGAAAATGACGTTCCCGCAGGAACGATAAAAGCGCCGATGATATTTTTAAAATCGACGTAACATGAGCCAACACCGGTATTTGATCCGATAAGGGTACATGGGAATGAGTTTAGTGCGTTCATATCTTTTTTTAATTACACTCGTTTTTTAATTCAATGTTTAACATCATGTTTTTTATTTCGACAACGTCCAGCCAATCCCCAAATGGATTTGCATCTTTGCCGTCATCGAAAAAAGGCCAATCCGTTTTTTTATGCTTTACTCTTCCTGCGTATGTATTAACATTTGGGTCGTCATAAATTTGGTTCATCAATTCGTCGTAAATCGGGTAAAGAACAGGAATAAAATTAACCGCATATCTTTTATCAGTTAACCAGGTTGGATCGGATTGCCTCCCTATAATCATCCTGATATTTTCCACCGCATCCATACTCGGGTCGCCTCCCTTATCTTCTACAAATGGCTGATATAATGCGACAATAGGATATTTTGCCTGTGCCTTACTTGTGCCGTTCCATCCCTGCAATGTCCTGATAATCTCTTTTGGTGGCCCGTACATAAAGTTTACGCCAACAATAGTATTATCATAAGCTGAAAGTTGAGGGGTAAGTTTTGCACTCACACGCCCCACAATGTCACTCATAATATTTACTATTACCTGACTGCTCATAACCTTGATAGTGGTTTAAAAACGTCAGGTATTTCATAATTGCGCCACCACATATCCCACACATTAGAATAGAAAATATTGATATTCCAATTCCATTGTGGGCTTCCCCAAATAACTGAAAACGGGTAATACCAACGTGGCAAACAATATTCCGGATAGGTGTCGGCGTTACATCCCAAAAACTTCAAAACTTTCCAATTCGTTGTGTACATCTCAAACCATGCACGGCACATTTTATCGCCAGGGGAAACACTATTTGAATTTGTATTTTTACTCCTTCCGGTGCCTGTACCCATGTTTTGAACAGCTTCTTTACGCAGCCAGTAGTAATAGATGTAATCAGCGATGGCTAATTTAAAATCAGGTAGTTCTAATATCGCAGTCCATCTCGCATCGACCGGATCAGCCGCAATCCCTGCGGTGAATAACGCAGCAAACGAATCTCCAAAAAGCGTGTTCAGAAAACGAGGTTCATATTTATTTATCATCCTCTGAACACTTTCATTTGATGGGGTAACAACCGCCTGCGGTATGTCAATCTCATCAACGAAATCCGTTAACTGCGTTATCATTTATTTTCCTACTGTTGACAACAGTTTACCAGCTATACTAATTACCTCGGTGCCGCTTCCCGTTAAGTTAATCCTATAATAGGGAAACGGCGCACCTAACACAACCCAATGATAAACCTGGGATGAAACGTTAGTCAACGTAAATGTTGCTGTTTGCGCCCCCTGTAGTTGCGACGCGGCGATAGTTGAATAATTTACGCCGTCTATCGATCCTTGTAGAATAACTGTCCCTGCACCTGTTCCACTTATCAGCGTAGCAACGGCGCTTATTGTTACCGTTTGCTTTGGCCCTGTTACAGGTGTTGACAATGGAAGCGTCATGTATTTTGAACCGGTATTCGTTACAGTATCAACAGTTGGTATTAAGGCCGCTGCATTGCTGCTTATTAAAGCCTTTTGGGCAAACGCGCTCATGCCGAGTGCGAAAACCATAAATGATAGTATTACTAACTTTTTCATGTTACTTTTCGATTTTTGAGATTTTACCCAAACCTTTTTTCTCCAAACATTCGGCATGCAGGATATGAAGTTTATGGGTTGACCCCTCCTTCATAAACTTTTCACCTTTAAAGTCTTTTGGGTATTCAACTTTAAAGTTTACCACATTCCCGGAGGTGTTAGGAAGTGGGTCGTTTCCAGGGTTACTTTTATCGACCAATTGATCGTTACTCATCCTGTAAACCTTTTCATCTTTGCCGGGCTTAACCGTTGCTGTGCTTGACATACTTATTTATTTTAATGGTGATTAATTATGCTGCTGCAATAGCGGCTTTTACTGTCCCAAAATTGAAATAGATAAAGCCCGGCTTTTTCGCCTGCGATATGTGATTGAAGAAATACTGCTCAACCAACAATGTGTATTGATTGGCTTCAAAATCGCCGGTTGAGTAACCCATGCGTACAATCAACTCACCGCGCAAATCAACATTGTAAATCGAGCCATCGCCAACAAATGCATAGCCTATAGCGACACGTGGATCGGTGATGATTGCGCCAAACTCGTAAGTTTTACCATCTGCACCTGTTAAAGGCGACATTTGGTAACGGCCTTGCAAGTCCTTTGTAAGCCTCATGGCCCATGCATCAGCCGGGTTGATAACCAAAACATTTGGCTCGTAAAAGAATGATTGCAGTTGGCAGATAGCGGCACCAATAGCGGCGTAATCATCAGGGTTGCTAATTGCGCCGTTAAGGCCAGTATAAGCAAATGGCGAAGCCTGTGAAATCATGTCGGTAAGTATCAGTGCATTCATTTCGTTAAGGCAATCAATATTCATCAATTGCTTAATGGTCGAAACCAGGCGCGGATAATCTTTATCAAACTCTTCTGTTATAATTACACGGCCTGCGGCTTTGCGGTAATCAGTAGAAGTACGGTTAAACACATACTCGATCAATACTTTGGTTGCGCCTTCAGCTGTAACGGCAAAATCACCAGTGCGCGGTACTTCATCAAACCAAACTAATGCGGGTGCATCTGTTTGGCCTACGGTCACAAACT